AAGATAGACTTAGATGGTAAGGAATTAAGTAATGCTGCTAGTCCAGATTTCATTAAACCTGATAGTGTTTATGAAAAACTACAGGAGATAAGTGGAGAGATTCAAGTTCTCTCTGCTAAACTTGATGGAAAGGACATTGTATAATGTTTGAGAAACTAAAAAGAGCAAGAAAATCTGATGGTACATTCAAGAAGGATGTGGCGTGGACACCATGGAATGAAGCATGGAGTTATAAAATGAGTGAAGAACTCAAAGATATGATTGAAAGAACTGCTTGGACCTTCATTGAAGCGTTCATTGGTGCATTAACAGTTGCTCCATTAGTTGGTGTAGACGCTGAAGTAATTCAGTTGGCTGCGTTAGCTGGTGGTGGTGCTGCATTAGCAGTTGTCAAGACATATGCAAAGAAACAAATTTCTAAATAGCTAAATAGTCTTACCTAGTCTGTATAATGTTGTTAACAACAGAATAGGAGGAACATGGCTGCGAATAAAAAGAAAAAAATTCCTGAAGAGTGGGGTAATAACTTCTACAAATCAGGATGGCAACCTGGATTAGAGCTTAATGAAGCGACAGGAACAGGTGAAATAACACACGTTGGAACAGACCCTAACTATCGTAATAAGTTTGATGATATATTACGTGGGTGGGGATTTGACCCAGAGTTATATGAGATAGTAGATACTGTACGTGCATCTAGTTGGAACACACAACTTAAAGGTGGTACAGTTGAAACCTTTTATGCCTTTAAAGGTGTAGTAAAGAAGAAGAAACCTGGTCAAGATAAATACTTTAAAGAATTATTTAAACAAGCTAAGAAGAAACCACCAGCTAAACCTAAATATAATGGAGGAGATACAGCATTTCTTTGGTTATGTAGCGATTGGCAACTCGGTAAAAAAGATTTCGGAGTTGAGAACACCATCAAAAGATATGATATTGCTTTACAAGATGGAGTAAATAGAATACATGAGCTACGTAAATCTGGTGTATTAATAGATGAGATATATATATTAGGACTCGGTGATTTAACAGAGAATTGTTATGGCTTCTATGATAGCCAAGCA